ACCATTCACTTCAAGAGGATGGACAACTGATGATCGACGCATCGCAAATGCCGCGCGTGCCGAGCGAAGTGCTGCAGCAGGAGCAGCAGCAGGTCGCCGAGTACGCGCGGGCGCCGCTCGGCAGCCACCAAGGGCCGGTCCGGCCAACAGCAACACAGGAGACGCCCCGATGAGTTGGAGATTGATCATGCCGCCGACCGCGCTAGCAGTCTCGATGGACGAGGCGCGCGTGGCGGCCCGGGTGGACGTCGACGAAGATGGCACCTCGCCGCTCGACGCCGAGATCCGGCGCGCGATCCTGACCTACACCGCAGAGGCGGAGGGCGAAACCACCCGCGCGATCATGCAGCAGACCTGGCGCCTGACGCTCGACGCTTTCCCGGCGAAATTCGAACTGCGCCGGCCGCCGCTGATGCAGGTCGACCACATCAAGTTCATCGACGGCGCCGGCGCGCTACAGACGCTGCACCCGGAGGACTACCAGGTCGACGGCGAACGCGAGCCGGGCGAGATCGTCCTGGCGCCCGGGCACGTCTGGCCGACGCCGGCGCGCCGGATCAACGCTGTCCAGGTGCAGATCACGTGCGGCTACGGCACGGATCCTGCCCTGGTGCCGGCCGCAATCAGCGGCTTCATCCTGGCGCGCCTGAGCGAGCATTTCCAGACCGGCGGCCAGCCCAAGAACGAGCACGTGAAGCGGCTACTTTGGCCGGAGGTGGTGTACGGATGCTGAATCACCGAATCGAGCTGCTTAAGCGCGCCGCCGGCCGTGACAGCGCTGGCCAGCGCGCCAAGGGCTGGGAAGTCGGGCGCCAGCTGTGGGCGGATGTGCTGTTCCAGACCGGCGCCGAAGTGATGCGCGCCGATGCCGACGTGTCGATCGTGAAGTGCTCGATCAGGATCCGGGCGAGCCGCAACGTCGACGCGTCGATGGGCGCGCGCTACCTGGGCGTCGACTACGACATCAAGGCAGTGCTGCCGGACTCGAAGGATCGCGATTACATGTTCCTGGTCTGCGAGAGCGTCAAATGATCGACTTCGATGCATCGAGCCTGACGGAAGCAGTGCAGCAGACCGTCGAGCAGGTCAAGGCCGCTACTGGCGAAGAGACGTTGCGCGCCACAGGGTTTTCCGGCGCCGAGCTCTTCCGCGAGGAGGCGAAGCGAAACGCGCTGGCGCACGCGAAAACGTTCACCATCCACCGAAGCATCATCGTCAAGCGGGTGGAGGAGGAGTCCGACGGCTCCACGCGTCAGGTGTACTTGGTAACCGTCCGCAGCGGGCGGTTTGGTGGCGCCGACGCGTTTTATTGGCGCTTCGTCGAGGACGGCCACGCCAAGGTCAGAAAAAACAAGACCGTGAGTGCGAAGACCGGACGAGTCGTCGGCTGGAAGGCGCATAGGGCCCGCGAGGCCAAATACTGGAAGAAGAAAGCGGCCGAGCTGGAGTTCGGCTCCGCCGCTGTGCCAGCATACCCGTTCATGCGGCCAGCCTACGATAGCAAAAAGCAGGCGGCCGTCGACGTCATGACGCGCACGCTTGCTGAGCAGATGGCAAGGAATTCGAAATGACCGCTGAGGAACTCATTTTCGCCGTGCTGCAGGATCTCGCGGAAGGTCGGGTGTTTCCCGACATCGCCGAGCCTGACACACCCCGTCCATACATCACGTATCAGGCCGCCGGCGGGGAGCCAGTCAACTACCTAAGTGGCGACCACCCTGAGAAGCAGCCGGTCCGCATGCAGGTCAACTGCTGGGCAGACACTCGCGTCGAGGCGTCTGCCCTCGGTGCTCAGGTCGAGGATGCGATGCGCGCTGCAGTGCACCTCCTGCCTGAAGTGGCGACTGGCCGCATTGCCCGGTACGACGAAGCCACAAGCTACCGCGGGACCATGCAGGACTTCATGATTTTCTGCTGACCCAGCAACACCCAATTCAAGGCCGCCCCGAGAAATCCGGGCGGCCTTTTTCTTTGCCCACGCGGGCGCAACGGGCCCGGCGACGGGCCTTTTCTTTTGGAAGGCCCACATCATGGCTTTGACTCCACCGAACGGCAGCACCTTCTCGGTCGCTACCACCTACGCCCCGGCGGTCGCCGTCTCGGCTGCCAGCAACGCGCAGGAATGCGTGTTGACCACCGCCGCCAACACCTTCGCGGCCGGCGACATCCTCGAATTCAGCAGCGCCGGCTGGGTGCGCGCAAATCTGCGCATCTTCCGCGTTAAGGCAGCGACGGCCACCACCGTGACGCTCGAGGGCTTCGATACCACCAACCTGAAACTGTACCCAGCAGGCCAGGGTGGCGGCTCGCTGCGCAAGGTTCTGACCTGGACCGTCATGCCCTACATGAAGGAGTTCACCCCTTCGGGCGGCGATCCGAAATACAACACCGAAGAATTCCTGGACGTCGACGATGAGATCCAGATGTTCAACGGCTTCTCGGCTGTCTCGATCGCCATGAGCATCGCTGACGATCCTTCGCTTCCGCACAACGCTGTGCTGCAGGCGGCTACCGACACCCAGGCTGTGACCGCCGTGCGCGTAGTGCTGCAGTCGGGCGCACCGCTGTTCTACAACGGCGTGCTGGGCTACAACCCGAATCCGAGCTTCACCAAGGGCCAGGGCATGGTCGTCAAGTGCGGCTATGCGCTGCGCAGCCGCGTGAACCGCTACGCCGCGTAACTGTGTTGCCAGCCGGTGCCGAACGGTCGGCGCTGGCCTTTTGCCGCGGGGTAGCTCCTCGCGGTCTTTTTCGTTCCACCTTCAATCGAAAGCAAAAATCCATCATGGCAAAAGCAAAACTCTCCCTGGCTGTCGTCGCCACCTTCGCCGCTATCGTCGCGATCCCAGTCCCTGGTGGCAAGACCGCCGACGTCGAGTTCACCTTCAAATGGATGAACCGCGACGACTTCAAAGAATTCGTTGAGAACCTGGCTGGCGCCGAAGACGTCGACGCGCTGATGGACATCCTGGCCGGCTGGGACCTGGATGAGACCTTCGGCAAGGACCAGGTCGGCAAGCTGGTGCAGCGCTACATGGGCGCTGCCCGTGCGATCCTCGACAAATACATCGCCGAGATCACCGGCGCCCGCGCAAAAAACTAAGGGCCGTCGCCGCAGCTCTCTACGAGCCCGAACCCGATGAAGCGCAACTTGCGGCATTGGGCTTCACGCTTGAGGACTTGGCGACGGATGTAGTTGAAATTTGGCCTGAGAACGTTCAGGCCTACGAGCTGTTCTGCGCGATGGACACGCAGTGGCGGATCGGCATGGCCGGGCCTACGGGCCTGGACTACGCCGCGCTGCCGATGGCGCTGCGCATGATCGGCGCCGCGCGCGTGGACTGGCAGCAGCTGATGGCCGACATCCGCGTGATGGAAAGCGCTGCGCTGCAGGCTATGCGCAGCAAGGAATAGTGGCGGCCTTCGGTCCTTGGTGTAACATTGCGCCGAGACAATTCGGAGGTCAAATGGAAATTCTGCTGATCGCGTGGTTTATCTTCTCGCCTATCGCGTGTTGGATAATTGCAAACAGCAAGGCCCGACTAGCGGGCGGGTGGTGCATAGCTGGCTTCTTCTTCGGCCTGTTCGCTGTATTTATCGTTGCAGTCCTTCCATCGCTTGCCCGCGACAAGAATGCGCCGACGCCGGACACGCATGTACGGTGCCCAGACTGCAAGGAACTCGTTCGCCGGGACGCTAGCATCTGCATGCATTGCCGTTGTAAGCTGGTCCCGCAATAAATTTAAATCACCTGCGACGTGCAGGTTCTCTTAAGCCACCTTCGGGTGGCTTTTTTTATGGGCGGCGCATGAGCGAAATCACCAATGAGGCGGTAATCAAGGTCACTGCCGATGCTAGTGGCGTCGAGGCCGGCCTTCGCCGCGTGGACGACGCTGCCGCCAAAACGGGTAAGAACCTCGATAACCTCGAAGCGAGCGCGAAGAAAACGACCAGCGCCCTGGAAGGCGCCGCTCGCACGCCTGGCCTGGAAACCGCTGGCGATGGCGCTGGCATTGCAGCCGGCCGTATGGACCGCGCCACAAAGACCATGGCTGACTCGATTCAGCGGACCATGGCGCAGATGAACGCCGGCGCCAAGGGATCGGCCCACTATTACGAAGCCCTGGCCAATGCGCGCGGGCTCGATGTCGACGCGCTGCGCCCGTTCCTGAATCAGCTCGACGACATGACGCGCAAGAGCGCGCTCGCGGCCGATGCGCAGCGAAAGCTGGACGAGTCGACCAAGTTCCTCGACAGCCTGCGCTCTCGCACCGAGGGCATCGGTAAGTCCGCGTCCGAGCTGGCGGCGCTGCGTGCGCAGCAGCTGGGCGTCAGCGATGCTGCCGCCGAGATGATCGAGAAGCTGCGGGAGCAAGAGCAGGCGGGCGAGTCGTCGT